TCCAGCGGTGGCAACACCGTGCGGGTTCAAGTCCCGCCTCCGGCACCATATACAAGATAGCTTTAAAAGCTATCTTTTTTTCTTGCAAATTTTAAAACCCAGGTAAAAATTTTTACCTGGGTTATTTTCGTTTTTTTATTAAATAATAGCTAAAATTTCTTAGAGAAATCAAAACACAAAAACTAAAATCATACCAATAAAAATTGTTACGTTTCTTGTTACGTTTTATCATTAAATGTGAAATCAATTAAATTAAATACACAAACAAAAAAGACTCAATTCCAATGATTTAATCATTTGAATTGAGTCGATATAATTTGGTGCAGGAAAAACACCACAAAATTTATACCCACGTAAATTAGAAATAGTTGTATGAACCTAATCATTAAAGGGGTCACTTTTGACCCCTTTTTCTTTATAACATTAACTATCTATCCAAAACAGTCTTAGACCCAAAGTCATATAACCCACATGCAGCTCCACCAAGTAGCACTCCAGTAAGAATTGACTCTGGACTTAATCCTGCCATAAGAAGATTTACACCTATGCCTATCACTAAAGATATTAAAGGTAGGTATCTTTTAACTCCTTCTCCAGTGACTCTTTTTATTACTTCAACTAACACCATTATTCCAGCTAAAATCATTCCTTGTTCCATCATTACGCTTTCAACTCCTTTGCGACTTTGGTAACCTCTTCTAAAGTTGCCAACCTATTTCTACCAAACACTTTTCTATTAACTCCCTTGATATCAAATCCTCCGACTTGTATAACATAATCTTCCTTATATATAGACGCATCTTTTGTTCTTACAAGTGCTGCACCAGGTAAAGAATTTAAAAGCGCCTGTGCGTTTGCAAGATCTCCATCATTCCAATAAGCAATTACTATATTTTTCTTTTTCATATTATCTCCTCCAGATTTAGGTTGTGGTTTAGCGTATCCATTAAGACCAGCATTTTTCATAATTTCAGGGTAGTCTATATATGAATAGTTAGTGTCGACTCCACCTTCTCCAGTTGATGGTATTCCAGTAAATCTTCCTCTATTAGTAAACTGGTGCATACCAAAACTCTTAGAGTAGTCTACCCCTTTTCTCCAGTCGGCAATCCAAATATCAAAATCTTTTATTTGAGATTTGTCTAGCCACTGATCTATAAAGTACTTGTTACTGTATATACCTACATAATACCCAAGTCTTTCAAAATGCTTACAAAATCTAACTACAGCATTTGTTGCAGATTGCCTGTTTTTACTTCTTCCTGTAAAGCTAAAGTCCTCTATGTCATAATAGATGGGATACTCAAACTTTTTGCCTTTGAGTAACTTCTCAGTTGCCGCAATTTCTTTCTCCACGTTTAAATAACTCGCTACATATAGCCCAACAGGTACTCCCGCCTTTTTACACTCTCTGTAATTGTATTCAAAGGTTGGATCCACATACACACCATTAGCTCCAGATACTGCCCTTAAAATTGCAAACTGCACGCCATTTGCTTTTGCATTAGCCCAATTTGGTCTGCCGTTATATCTCGAAACATCAACTCCAATTTTACGCATTTCATCATCTCCTATCTAAAAAACAAATTAATCAAATATCCTGCCATAGCTCCCACTATTGTAAGAACAATCTTGTCCCAATACTGCGCTGGCTTATCAAGTATTTTTTTTACATCAGCTTTTGTATCCTTAGTATTAGTATTAATGATTTTAACTTCACTCTGAATTTGAGCCATTTCTACTCTAAAGTCATTCTGTGAACTCTCAATTTTTTCTAGTCTTTCCTCATGCTTATCTATTCTCGATGTTATCTCCGATATATCTTTACTTATAGTTTTCATTCTTTCTGTACATCTGTTTTCGTCCACACACATATATTCACTCCTCAAGTCATTAAAGTTCCTTTATGCTGTCATTATGGTTAGCTACAATTGTTTCTAGTCTTCCAACTTTTTCGTTTATCTCATCCATCTACTCCACAACTCCCGTAATATCTACTGCGCCATTCGGAAGTATCTTACCGCGGATTGGAGCTTTTTCATGGTCGATTAAGTCATCTCTATTGTAATACTTTAGCCATAAGTCCACCGCGTATTGTAGTACCATGTATTCTCTGACATTAAATATAGCCTTGTAAAAATTCTTATTATCTTGGTATTTGATTATTAACAAGCTTAAATATTGAGCCATTATTTTTCCTCGCTTTCTTTGCTTTCATCTATCTTTGACAAAACTTCTTTTTCTAAGTTTTCTAAGTTTGGTAAGTCTGTGGTTGATGGGTCTTCAGTATTGGCTACATTCGGTAAATCAGGTGCATCTGTATTTTCTAACTTTGGAAGCTCAACATTAGGTGGCAAATCAGGTTTTTCTGTGTTTTCTGAATTTCCATCGTTAGTCTTTGCTACACTCATAAATTCTACTGTTTTTTTCAAGATTTCTAGTTCATCTTCTTTAGTGATAAAAGACTCAACTATATTGTTTAAATCGTTTAGTATACTAGAGTCTTCGTGTTTTATTACAGTTTCTACAGTTTGTCCATTGTCTTTTGTAGCGTGCAGTATATAATCAAACATTGCTTTCCCATCCCTATCCACACGTCTCAAAGTTTTAATTAAGTTTAAATCTTGCATTATTCTTCCTCACTTTCTTCGTTTTCTTTTATAATAAAAAAGCGTTCAATCACATCAATGTCAACCATTGATAACTGTAACGCTTTTAAATCGCTTCTATTGAATTTTATAAAATCAATATTTATTTCAGTATCATATAATTTTTTCAGCTGTTCGTGATAATACTCAATCTTATCTTCTTTTAGCTTATACTCTCCAGCTTCAAGTTTTTCATAAGACTTACATTCATCATTAAGCCTAGTAAGTTGTTCTTCAAAAGCCGATATTGGGTCTGTCAGCATCTGATAATTTCTGAGCCACTTATAAGCTAAGTCGTATTCCATTCGCTCGTCTTTAATTCTTGTTAAAAATCTGTATATGCTATCTAAATCTGATACTTTCATACACCCTCCTAAAAACTAGATCCTTGTTGGCATGTTGCCCCATATCGTATCGCTTCTTTTACTCTCAAATTTCTATCAACATAGAGTGACCCATAAACATACATTACATATCCATTTTTTGATCCAATCTCAACGTTGATATTTGTGCTTCCATACCCATCTATTGAGCCCATTTGTAAGTTTCCACTGCCGTTTGACTGAATCTTGTTTGTGCCTCTTGACGATTGACTCTGACCTTCTTTAAAAAGAGTAATACCTCCAGAATTCAGCTCTACTGATGGATTATCTCCATAGCTCACTCGAAAAGTACCTTTTGTGTGTAGTCTTGTACGATAGCTGTACGCATTAGGATCATACACGTTTTCATCTATAAATAAAGATTTTTTAAAAAAGCTAAAATTACCATTATCCAGATCAATCCAGCTATCACCGCTTGAACTGCTAATTTTACCAGTTTTTATCAAACTTCCGTTTATTGTTGTATACGATCCACTGTCTCGTAAATCTGAGAATTTTACATATCCGCTGAGGTCGATGTTTTTAGCTTCCAGTTCGATTTTGTCCTGCAGTGCACTAATTCTACTGCTGAATTTTGATAATTCATAATTCAAGCCATCAACTTCTTTAATGCCTATTGTGATATTGTCGACCTTTTGAGAAATCATACTCTCAATAGCATAATACGAAGGTTTACTGTTAATCCTATCTGACAAATTCTTCAAGTCACTTGCCATATTATCTGACACTTTTTGAGTTACAGTAGAAGTAATGCTATCTGCTTTCTGATTGATAGAACTTTCAACGTCGTAATACGATGGTTTACTATCTATTCGATTTGACAAGCTTTGTAAATCACTTGATATATCAGCTGTAACTTTTCTGCTTACAGTTGTTGATATTTCATCTGATTTTTGATTTATCATACTGCTGACTTCATACAGACTTGGCTTATTATCAAGCTTTTTAGACAAGCTTTGTACAGTACTTGTTATACTGTCTGATTTTTGTTCTATACTTGATATGCTTTTGTTAAATTCTCCAGTAACCGTGTCCAGTTGTGTTTGTGTTACGGTTTGCAAAAATCTTCTATCTGTCTGCTCTTTGTAGCTTTCAAATTTTCTTATCACTTCCGTATTATCAGCATTTGAACCGTCCTTACCATCTCTCCAAGGCTTTACGTACACTATTTTTCCATCATCGTATATTATCTTATGCCTGTACCATCTAATCTTACCAGTAGGAGTAGGAGTTGGTGGTGGGCTTGGTGGTGGATCCGGATTTGGTTGAGGTTCCTCAGGTCTTTTTTTGCCACCCGTCCATCTGATAAGAGGTTGCATTTGTCTGATTGTTTCACGTTTCTCATTACGCTTTTCTCCAGTTGATGACCCATTTACAAACTTTTCTTCCCAAGTAACTCTAATCTCGCCTCGTACACCGCCAACAGTTCCACTTTCATCTTCGTATCGTGAGTAATCTACCTCATATTTTATCGTGTAGTCTTGATATTCTGTTCTTGACCTTGAAATCCACTCTACAGTGTCCACCACATCATCTTTATCTGATTCAAGCTCTATATCTTCAAACGTGTATATATGCCTCGATGGTGTACCTTTTGTAAACATGTATTCATTTTTATTGATATATTGAATCGCATACCTTAAGCTGCCTAAACGTAGCCATACGTATTTCTCAGGATTTTCAGGTTCTATTATACGAATATATGTGCTTCCAGCTGTATATTTATATTCAAGTTTTGTCGTTACTATCATCTACAACACCTCCTCCCATCCGTTAGTTGGAGCTACATCATCAGTTGAATAAGCAGTCTCAACTACAATTTTTTTGATGCCTACGCCATCACGACATTTCAATGCTTCTCTGAGTTCATTGTCAGATAGAATCTCAGTTTTAGAAACTTTTGACGATATACTATCTTTTAGCACCTGCACACTTGTTTGCGTTTGACTAATAACGTCATTTGCTTTTTTGATGTCTTCGTTGTTTTTATCAATATTTTGATTCATATTCTTAACAACACTATTATTCGTTAAGTCTATATCGACATCTTTCATGTGAAGTGTTGAGCCATCCCAATAGAAGCTATAGTCACTTATTGAATTACCTATCAGAAATGTTCCATCTTCCAAGTTCCAACGTACTTTGCCACCTTGAAGGATGCCTGCAGTTATATAGTCAGCAACAAAACCATCACCAGTGCCAAAAGTTGACCAATCCCAGTTGCCATCATTAGTTTTTCGGTTTGCAATCATGATTTTACCAGCCCCAAAATAAATCACTTTTGTAGGATTCATTTCAATAGGCTTATCGAAAGAATATAATCCCGCAGGTAAATTATACTTATTATCAGCTTTAAACTCATAATTGTACCCGTCTTCATTAAAGTATGAGTTTATGATTTGGTTTCCAACTTGTCTTTTAAAAGATTCTAGTCCCTTTTCTATTGATTCTTTGCTCTTTTTTAAGTCCTCTGATTGAGCCGATAGCCTATCAGCAACACTAGTTTTAATTTTATCCCCAAATTCAAACTCTATCTTGTCTTTGCATAGGTGGTCTATTTTAAGCTTAAACACCCTAGTTTTATATCTAATTTTTAATTTGTCATTAATTATTGTGCATATTTCTCCAAGCCTTACGTGTTCTCCTACCGCTTTTGCCTTTAGCTGCACCCTTGGTCTAGAGTGTTCTAGTCCATATTCATAAGTTTTTTCCAGTAACTTTTTTGGGTCTTCGATATCTTCAAAATCTACCACAGCTTCTCTGTATCCGTAGATATTTACCATATTATCAAACACTAAACGCTCACTACCTACTGGTTTATTCAAAGGGTCATTTGGTTTGCCCCAGCCAATGTCTTTGAACGTTATTTTTCGTGAATATCCACCTGTTGAATTCCCATTTTCATCAGTTACTTCTATTCCTTTCCCGCGTCCTACAAATGCAGTAAAAACTTCTCCGTCATTACTTTCTGCTTCTACAGATAATAACTTATCTCCTAATTCAAACCATCTTCCATAATCTAATTTGATGCTTTTTATTAAATCTACCCTCTTATCGACTATTTTACCGTTAGTAAAATTAATTCGTAATTTGAATTCACAATCAAATAGTTTTATAACCTCATAAAAAGCACTTAAGCAAGATTGATAATAGAAAGATTTTGATCCTAATGTATCAATATCACTAAGCCCTACTTTCCAATCAGTATCTTTAAGTATTTCAGATAAAATAAAAGAAGCGGTTTTATTTTTGGGTCGTAAATCTTTAACAATTCTAGTATTTAGCTCATCAAAGAAAATATGAATTCCAGTTATACTTATTTCGTTTTTCTTTCTAACAGTTTTTATAATTCTGTACAAAAAGAAATTATCATCATCTTTAACACCAAAATACTTGCTATCTTCGATAAAAAGATGAAAAGGAAGGCTACAGTAACCGATTATACTGCTACCTAATTCTGATTCTTGATAGTTTTCTATGAGCTTATTTTCTTCAATTGATGCAATTAAATTAATATCATTATCAAACAAAAAAGCTCCAGCCATCATAACCACCTCTCTCTATAAAAAATAATATAATCTGCTCCATTTACAATTAACCCATCCCCATTTTTAAATTCGAAATTATGATACTCGCTTTCTACAAAATCCAATTGATTAGTAATATTTTGCCCATTTAAAGTAATCCTGTCATTGTCTATTATTAGTTTTTGTCCTGTCTTATAGAGACCATTTAAAATTATGTTATTGCCTGTTCTCTTATTCTTAACTACGATTTTATTTAAGTCCGTTTTTATATTTAATTCTATCTTTTCCCATGATACAGGAATATAGTTAAATTGTTCAGTTTCAATGGATTTTCCTTTTCTTATTGCACTGTATTTATAAGGATCTGAGCAAAGATAAGAAACGGAGCATCTTATGTTATTTGATTTAGGTTCTTGTACTTCTATATTATTCAAAATTGCCCTGTAAGATTTATCCATTTCGTCTTTAAATCTAATCCAACATTCTGAATTATCTTCAGTTCTAAGAATTAAATTGAGCTGATTAAATATATCTCGAAACTCTTCTGAGTCTTTTGCCCAAACCATAAATCCTACTTTAATTTCTCTTGGGGGTAAATTTGCACTTTCAAACAGTGACCCGTCCCTATAATCAATATTGTACTGATTAATTACATTAGGTATTAGCTCTCTACCCTCTACAACAGTTATTCTGATTTGTGGAATAATCTTCTCCAATTCTTTTTCATTCACTATTAATCCAACTGAAGAGTACGAATGGTACTTCCCAGTTGAATCCAAATCAAGTGAACTATATTGATACATTTTATTATCCATATAACAACTCCAAGTCTATTTTCTGATTTTGTGCGTGTGTAATATCTTCTACGAATGCCCTATATGAGTCATTACCTAAATTTAGAATAATATTAGCACTTACACTTGAAGAGATAGGATTTCGTGGTAAATTTTCAAGTTTAGTTGCCATAAAAACATCGGTATTTATTGACCTTGAAAGTTTTAAATTATCCAAATTTAAATCTGATCTCATTGTGTTTGAAATGTCACTTGCCATACCTGACACGTTTTTCTGTACAGTTTTAAAGTCTTCCATTAAGCCTCTATCTAATCCGCGCATGATAGCACTACCTGCAGGAATTAATAATCTCTTATCGTAGGATATTGGCCCTTTATGTGACTTAATCCAACCAGCTATACTACCTACAAAACTAGTTATTTTACCCCACACAGATTTCAATCCGTTAAGAAAACCGTTCATTATAGCTTGTCCCGCTCCTCTTAAATTAATATTTCTAAGATTGTTAAGTACATTTCTTATGCCGTTTACAATACCTCTAATTGATCCTGCTACACTCGATATTACAGCTTTCATACCATTCCATGCAGCAGACATTCCTCCTCTAAGGGATTCTCCTGTTGCTTTCAAAGCGTTAAAGAATCCTTTAATGGAATTAATAGCACCTGAAATAAAACCTTTAACAACTCCTATAACAGCTTTTATTCCATTCCACGCTACGGTTAATGCATTTTTTAAAATATTACCAGCTTGTCCAAAAGATGCAAAAACTGTCTTTAATACGTTAATTGTTCCTTTGATAAAGTCTGATACCGCATGAATTGCCGTTTTGATATTATCCCAAGCAGACTTCATTAAATCTTTTAGAGTGGTTCCTGCTCCGCCAAATTGACCAAATAACCCAATCGATTTACCTATCCATTCTGCAACTTTGGATAAAACCGGAGCTATTGCCTTAAATACTTCTATTAAAAATTGAACAATCGGAGTAAGCGCAGCGCTTGAACAGCTATTTTTAAAATGTCAAAAATACCTGACACCTTAGTCAAAGCACCTGCGACTATTCCACCTAAGAATGAAGCAACTGTTTGAAGCACAGGCATTAATGCATCAGCTAATGTACTTAATATTGGTTGGATAGCATTCCAAAGACCTGTAAATGCCTTAACCACTTGTTCTATAGCTGGACTTACTATATTTACAAATGTCTGAAATGCAGATGTTACTGCTGGAATTATTGCACTTGCTAGAGCTTGAAATCCAGAAAAATCCATTTTACTAATCGCATCTACTACAATTGCAATTACAGAACTAATTGCTCCCCCTATCGTAGAAAACAATCCTGATAGCTGTCCTATCGCCCCGGAAATTGTATTAATTACGCCGCTAATAACACCAGGTAACGCGACAAAGTTATTTTTAATCCCGTCAAAAATAGGACTGAAACTAGATGCTACAGATTCGAATGACCCTTTTAATGTTGAAAACAATCCCGATAAACTGCTTTTAATTGGCTTGATGAAAGATGTTAATTTACTTGTAACATCTGCACCAAAAGCATTCGTAATCATATCTTCTAAGTTTTTCTTCACAATAGGTTTTGCAGTTTGTATGAACTTGACTACAGCATCCGGTATAGCTTTTACAACATTACCTAACATGGGTAAAAAATTGTTAAATAAAAATGTTGATGCGGTTTGCGCTAACCCTTGTAATTCACTATCAATAGTGTTCCCTAGCGCCATGTTGCCTTTGAGATTTTCCCAAGCGGCTTTCATGGCATTGAATGAACCTTCTAAAGTCTCACTCGCTTCCTTTGCAGTTGTACCAGTGATATCTAATTTACCTTGTATTGCGTGAATTGCATTATACACATCAGACAAGTTGTTTATGTCATACTTCACACCAGTAAGCTTAGTTGCATCAGATAAAAGACGCTCCATCTCCGACTTCGTCCCTCCATAACCTAAGCGGAGGTTATCTAACATCGTGTAATTCTGCTTTGCGAATCCCTGATATGCATTTTGTATATCTTCCATAGATGTACCCATTTTATTAGCATTATCAGACATATCAATCATTGCCATATCTGCAATTTTAGCTGCTTTTTGAGTGTCTCCTGCCGTTGATTGTAAGAGGCTCGCACTAAACCTAGTCACATTCTGCATATATGAGTTAGCGCTCATTCCTGCGGTAGCATATGCTTTTTTCGCATTCTTTATTACAGTGTTTGCAGAGGATTTGAAAAGAGTCTCGACTCCACCCAAAGATTGTTCTAGCTGGCCACCTTCTGTTATACTGCTGGCTATAAGTTTTCCTAATCCAATTGTGGCAATAGCAGCTGTAACTGCTGTAGCAAACTTCTTAACTTTGGATACACCATTATTAAGTCCTTTTTCAAGACCCGATATGTCAGATGATATCTTTGCTATCAGACTATATGTTGAGCTACTCAATCTGGCTCACCTTCTTTCGCATTAAGTCTTTTATTTATATCAGCCATAGTTAATTGATTATTTTGTTTCTTATCTTCTCCATATAATATATTGTCGAATATCTCACGTGAATCATAAAAGTCAGTGTATTTTTCAAAAACAGGTTTGTAAGTAATTTTCTTTCCGTTCTTGATTTCTTTTTGAGCTTTTACAACATTGTTAAACCACGCTTGCATACTACATATTTGTTCTTGCTTATGGTCTTTAATTTGTTGAGCTAACATCCTTACATCGTATTCATGATAGGTCATCCTACAAGCTTCTATATAACTCACGTTAAAAATCCCCATAACTATGGCTTTATATTCGTCTATTGTTAGTTTTGATTTTGTTTCGTTAGTGCTTGAGATTTTTCCAATTCTTTTTTTGTAATCCCCATTTCTCTTAGCACTAGAACATGCTTTCCCAGCTCTTCGATAATCTCGTCAAATTGATCTTCGTACAAATCATTCACTAACAAATCTTCAATGTACTTTGTGATATCTTCATCTGAAGGCTTATTTGATAAAGTAACAGTAGCAGCTTTAATAATAAGCCTTAATGTTGATGGACTTTTTTGAGTTATTCCTAAAGTCAAAAATTGCATACCACCAACACCCAACTGAACACCTTGAATTGATAGACCTGATGTATTTATAAAGTCTATAAAATCAAATCCAAAATATAATTCGTATTTAACTTTATTAATTTCTATTTGCATAATTAAGCCTCACTTGTCTTTTTAATAGTTTGATATTCGTACATAGTTTTCTTAATAACCGCTAATTGTTCTGAAGTAAGAGTTTCTTCTCCCTTAACACCTTTACCATTGATAGTAAAACTAAAAGATAACTCAACCTTGCCTTCCGCTGGTGCATTCTTTTCGAAACTTGTAAAATATCCTTGATAATATACAGGTTTTACTTTAAGTTGACTGTCAGATACTCCAGAAATATCAACTTCCCATAGTTCCATTAATGCGCCTCTATCAAAGCAATCTTCTAAGTTTTCCCACACTGTCAAAGTACCATTATCGTCTTTATATGCTAAAGATGATATATCAAAGCTGCTTTCACCATCAGCGATAGTAGTCATTGGCCCATCTTTAGTAATAGTCGTATCACTTTCTTTTTCTTTTGATAAAGAATGTTCTGTTTGGAATTTTAATCGTGATCCATCTTCTTTATCGTGTTTTGCTCTCTCTCTAAAAAATAATATTACGTTTTTTCCACTTATTAATTCTGACATTTTCTATTCCTTTCTTGTAAACATGAATTTAGCTTCAATAACTAGATGAGTAAGTACTGCATTAGTACTAGTATCAGTAATTGAATTCACACTATAGTCAATTAAGTTAGTATTGTAGCCATACGCTTCTTTTAAATTCAAAGCCTTATCGTGAATTTTGATACCTATTTCGTCTGCTTTTTTCCTCTGTGTTCTGTTTGCCCACACTCCAATTAACAAAGTTACAGTACCAATCAAATCAGTATTTTGAACGTCATTTGATATATACTCTCCAACATGAATAAATGGATATTCTGTGTCACTTTCTGGCAAATAATCAAACGTATTAGATGTTATATTTTTGCAAAACAAAAAACAAGCATCAAATATTGCTTGTTGTGGTGACTTATTCATATAAACCTCTCAAAGTATCCTTAAAGTCCTTTTTCAGTTCTTCTTTTGTAACATCCCACATTTTAGTAAAAAAAGGATTAGCACCTTGGTATCTTGTGCCGTAATTAACATAACCAGAATATCCGGCTCCGGATATTATCTCGCCATCTAATTTTGAAGGAAATCTAGTAGAGTGGCTTTCGATTAAAAACCCAGTATCTCTTGGTGCATAAGTTTGAGATAAATTTCTGCTTTTTTCCATATTGTTTTTAATCAGCTTAGAAACCGTATCTGGATACTTTTTCTGTGCTTTTTTTAATAGTCTTTGTAACTCCTTATCTCCTTTAAGTGTTATTTTCATATATCACCTCTCTGAAGCGTATAAGCATTTTTTGATATTTTATCAAAAACATCAATCACGTAGTATCTTCTATCATTGTAAATAGCGTAATCAAAAGGCTCTATCTTATTATTAAATCTAACCTTAATTACATTGTTTTGACTTACTCCGTAATCTAATAGAGTTGTAGCCTTTGATATCTCATTTATCATACACGGGATCTCTTTTATTTCCTCTAAGCTTTTTGAATACTCTCCTGTGTCGGGATCATATTCTGGGATACTAGTTTTATAAACAATTTTTATTCTGTCATTTGATTTAATAAAACCTCACCCTGCCTTTTTGTCTAAATTCGTCGTTTAAATTAAAATCTTTTTCTAGAAATTTCATGTATGGTTTAAAATCATCTTCTATAGATTTAAAATTAGTAGAATATCCATCAACACTTTCACTCGATAATCCAGCAGATCCCTTTCTCGTATATCTGATATCTGCAACATCAAGAATTATGAAATTATACTTATCGTCGACCTCATTAGCCCCTGTAATAAGTTTAAAATGACTAATAGAATCTTCAATTATGTCATTTAATAAACTGTCTTCAAGTGTATCCTCTTGCTTAATCCCTAACCTTCGTTTTAATTTCAAGAGTAGTTTATTCTCTTCCATACATCTAACCCTCTAATAGTTTAATTAATTCGTCTTTTTTTAAATTGCTTCGGAATCTGATTCCTCTTTTTTTTAAAATATTTTTTAACTCTTCAGATTTCAAACAACTATAATCTACATTTTCTTTAATGTTTTCTACTTTTAACTCGTCTCCAAGATAACCTAATTTATATAAATCTTTTTCTCTATCCCCATTGTAGATATCTTTACGGACAGCACAATAATAGGTGCCATCCGTCTTATCTACAAAATCTTTAATAACAAGTCTAGCCATTATAAAGTCCTAAACTAAACACTAGCTGTTTTTTGTATAGCAGTAAAAGCTCCGTCTACTGGAATAGCAACTGCTATTTCAAATACAGCTCTTAATGCTTGCATATCTTGTTCAAATAAATGAACATCTCCAGTATCTGGGCCTGCGTTTTGCACCTTAGACAAAGTAGCTTGATTTGCAACTAATAATCTTAATTGTGTATTATTAGGAATACCGTATTTCAATCCAGTAAAATCTCCTGCTAATAAAGTGTTGTCTGGATATTTTTCTCCATCAGCCAAAACTAATTCTTCATAAGCCAAACCATCTAAAGTCTTATTGCTTCTATCAAATGTGTATGCCTTTGTTGTGTTATCAACTAGACCTCTTAAAATTCTGTTTATTTTTCTGTGGCCTACAAAAGCAGTAGGATCCTTTTCTCCCAAAGCTTCCAAATCATAAATAGTTTTAGTTGTGATATCATCTGTAATTACATTACCTGCAGTCTTAGCACTAGCCAATACGTTAACTCCAAAAGGATTACCATGAAGACCTAAAAAAACAGCACCATCTATCATTTTATTGAATTTATCGGCAATAACAGGAACAACATCATTAAAATAGTTAGCCCATGTGTATTCCAAAAACTCTTCTGATACTGGTAGAATAACTGCAATTTTCTTTGCTTCTAATACATAGTCTTTTGCTGCAAACTTAGCAGTTCCTATTTTTTCACCTTCACCTACAAAATAAGCATTAGATAACTCACCTGCTCCAAGAGATTTTTTCTCCATCTTAGCTTTCATTTCTACTGGACTTCCTAACTTTACAAGTTTAGAAGTTGTTACAAGTTGTTCTAAAAATTCTTGTGTAAATTTAGCATCAGTTACTTCTTTACCTAAAGAATCAGATAAAAGAACATTATCCGGATTAAATTTTTGTGGCATATTATTCTCCCTTCAATTTTTTCAAAATATCGTAAGTACTACCAACAATATTATCGGAGTTGCTCAATCCTCCACTAATAGTTGGAGCACTTTGTCCTATGTACTTAGCTCTCTCTGAAGTAAGTACATCTTTTAGAATTTCAATTTTCTTAGCAGTTTCATCAATGCTTGAACCTAGTACTAAATTTAAAATATCCTCATCTGAATTCATCTCATATTCCGATAATTTTTTAATAGCAATATCTTTAATCTGTGCGCACTTTTCTTTTTCTTGATATTCTGCTATCTGGTTTTTCAGCTTTTCTACTTCTTCTTGATGCTTTCTTTCATTCTCTTTCAAAGTATACTCGGCTAACTCATCTGCATTCATTTGAGATTTCTTTGAGTAATCCTCAATAGCGTTTTTAATTCTAGTCGCTTCTTGATTTTTATACTCTTCAAACTCAGCCTTCAAGTCTTCTTGCTTCTTTTTCTCATTTGAAATTCTTCTCTTCATTTCCTCGACCGTTACGGTTTTTGAATCTTCGTTTTTAATTTCGTTTTTTAATTCATTTTCTTCAATCTCCATAACTGTATCTTTTTTGTCTTCCATAAAAAAACTCCTTATACGCTTTTACGTGCAACCTCCACATACTCATGTAGCTTTTAAAGTCTTCAACTATGGTTTGGACATATAAAAAAGAGACCTATGCAGTCTCTTGATTAATCAATATATTATTATCTTTAATCGTTGTAAATAGAGCATTTGATAGTCTAGTTACAAAATTCTCACTCATATCTAAATCATACATATCAGATATTCCATGAAGAATCTCATGTAGTAGTGTTTCTTGCTTTATTTTTTCATCATAATTTGCATTTAAATATATCTTACATTTGTTGTAATCTATTTCACCATAACATTCTTTCGGATCCTCTATCATGGCAGAATTTATTTCTGTTTCTACTATTTCATACTCTTTCCAACCTATTTTTACACTTTTCATTTTTTACTCCTAAAAATTTGTACTAAAAAAGCACCTCTAACATCTTACAGTTGTAATTAGTTAGTGTGCTTTTAGCCTATTATTTTATGCTCTTTTCTATATTTCTTCATTTTTTCTTCTTCTTCAGCAATCATTTTATCAATTTCTTCTAATGAATATTTTGTGTAATCAGGAATATTATCATTTTCACTATAAACTTTTATAGTTTTATACACGATATTTCACCTCTTTCAATGAATTCTTTTATCACCCTTTTATAGGCTTCTTCTTCAGTTAAATTATATGGCATTTTCTGATATTTCGCAACAGTTAAGTCGTAAAGCTTACCAGACATGCCCTTTTTATTTGATCTATAGATATACACATCGCCGTTATGACAAGTAATAACTCCAGTTTCTTTTATTCTGTTTGAATTGACTGCAAAATCACTTCCACTTGGTGGTAAACTATTAGGATGATTATGCATAACAACTTTATCTATATTTTTGTTTCTTGCACTCTCTAAACTTTTATTGTTGGATACTGTAAATTTTTCGCTACTATGCCTTTGAATTCCAATCACTTTCTTCAATCTTGAATCAATTACATACATATCTTCATAATTTGTATTATTCCTATGCTTCAACATGTCTATAGCTTTATTGTAAATTAGTTGATTCAATTCAACGTCATTAGTTATTTTTTTAAATTTATCTTTGTACTCTTTTGACTTAATAAAACTATAATTGATAGAATTAGATTTGTTCTTTTTAGATGATTTTGTCTTTTCGTTTGTATTCTCTTTTTCTAAAATCATAGTACCGACAATATCGTCAGCTATATTACTTTTACCGTTCCTGAACATTTCTATAATACCATAATCACGACATCTACAATTTGGATGCATAGGCGCTGCATTTACTCCTATTTCCCTATCCCCTAATTTAAATACCTTGTTATCCATAGGCTTACAGATAGGACACGCCCCAGGCTCACAAACATACCTATAATGAGTAAATCCATTTTCTTTATACATCTTATCTCTAGCCTGGCTATTTGCCCTTGAGACTTCCGTTTTTAAAAGCCTTAAAACTTGTGATTTACTTGCCTTAAAAGTATTTGACAGTCTACTCATCTCTTTTTGATAGCCCATTTTATGAACGAAGATATTCGATAAAGATTTAAAAATTTCTTTTTCTGCTATTTTGTAATATCCGTCTCTTTTATCCCAAACTCTTTTTGAAAAATTTTTGCCTTGGAAATCCATATTTATAATTTTTTCAATATCGTCTTTAGTCATTTCAAAAGAAGGAGCTAATATGCCTGCTTGGTTTTCGATTTCTTTTAATATCTCTTCTTCTAAAACATTCTTGATATGATCTACGCTATCATTGTACATATTCTGTATTTCAAGACTGATAGATGCTTTCATTAGCTCATATCTAGATACGCGCATCTTAAGGTTATATATTTTTAACCAGTAATTAGCTTTAGCAGAAAAATCCTTATTTTCTACTGCTTTTTTAGCCATATCTTGAAATCTTTTAACATCCATTTCTGATGCTCTTTTTTTAGCTTCCTTTACACTTATGCCTTCGGTTTTTGCATATGACATATATAGTCTATTTATCTCGTTTTCAACATTAAAAAAAGCATTATTAAAAATGCTTTCAATTCTCTTTTCTCTATCTATATCTATCATATAGATATCATTCATTATTTTTCGTTCGTAATTATACTTTCTGTTAGCTTCTACGGCCTTTTTGTATTCTTTACTCATCATCTTTTACGCTTTTTTGAGTTGTTAATCTCTTGAAGGCTATTTCTTCTGGTGATAAGCCTTCCCTTCTATCCTCTTCGTTATCCATTCTTTCTTGTTCTTTAATTGGGTTAGTAAAACTTGTGTTCTCCCTTAAAGTTTCTTGACTGACCTGACCACCAGAATCAATATAAGACTTTATTTCTAGCCAAATATCGCTTGGTAGATTTTCATGAAAACTAAACCCAATTGATTTCGAATCAATAGATTTTCCGCCATTTCTTTTCCTCATCACTTCGATTATCTGATATCTTTTCTTTAATGCCTTAGAAAAATAATTAACCTTAGTCTCTTTAATCTGCCTCAATCCAAAAGTCTTATATTGCATAGCTATTCCAGAAGGAGTATTGAAACTTTCATCAGTGATTTTTGGGATACCACTTAACATGTGTAAGTCATCAAGTATCCTTGATTTATATGACTCTACTCCACTAACATCATATTGCTTATAAATGTAACCCGCGCTAGAAGGAATGCTTTGCCCGTTAGCGTTTATCCCATTCTCTAAAATTAGTATATTAGCATCTTTCATATCTTCTAAATGACCTATATCGTCTTTAATATCTCCTTGAATAACTAAAAGCGCGTCATTTAAATCACTCATATAATTTGCGGTATCAGATTGGCCTGCATCATATGCGTCAATTGATGCTATTTGTTTTTCAAAGTCACCTTCACGGTATCTATTATTCCACCATTCGACAATCGGCACCTGTCCATACGGATTTTTAACCACGTTATTTATCGCTAGAGTAGGCTTATTTAGGTCAATCTTGTTTAAGTAGTATATTTTATCGTCTGTATAAATAACAGGCTCTAAAAGACCGCTATAAGTAGGACAATGTATACTCGCAATTATTTTAGATTCAACTGTCCTATCCCTTATCACAAAAATATCTCTAGGATCTATTTTAGCAATGTAGTCACAGCTATCATTCTTTTTTCTGTAATGAAATTCAAATGCTCTACCAAAAACTGAGCAATCATAGGCTAACTCATAATTAAGATTATCCACGTCATTATTCTTATTGATTTCTTCAATATCTTTTAAGTCATTTGTATCGCCATCATCTTTTGATCCATTATAAGTATAAGTAATCGGCTTTGAAATCACATAACTAGTAGCGAATCTTGAAATATAACCGCCATAGTCGTGAACAATTCTATAATCAGCTTTAGTCTTTTCTATTCTTCTTTTTCCGTGCAGTATACCGTAATTTTTCCCATGACTATATGAGTCTAATACATCTAGCCTTTTACATTGAATGTTTTTAAAATGCACAATCATATTTAAGACTTCTTTTTGTCCTTTAGCCGAATTTAATAACGTTACTATATCCTCACATGTATAATTCTCATTAGCATCTTTATCGTAATACTCTGAATATTCTCTACTGTATTCAAATTTTTCGGTATTGATATCTCTTTCAAACTGATAAGATTTTGGGATATATACCCCCTCTAAGCTATCAGCGTTTTTATAATGTATTGTATCAGTCATTTCTTCACGTCCTAACCAAATATTTTTTTAATCTTTTTCATCTTATTCTTAGAAATAGGTTGCTTAATTCCAAGATGATAAGGCTCCAAGCTATACCTTATAGCATCTATTATGTGGTTGTTTAAATCTACAGGATCATTGATCCAATTGCCCTCTTTATCTCTTTGATAACAATAGCTGCTAAACTCCTCAATTGTTCTTTCGCAAGATGGATGAATGTGTATCTTAAAGCCTTTCATGAATTGAATACCTTGATTAACTGTACTTGGCCCTTTAATACTTGGTCTAATTTTATTTGCTCCCATCATTCTAAGCTCCGCTATTAATCTATTCTCTGCACAATCTGCTATAATCAACGAATCTAACATATTAGCTTCTTTTATTCTTTCAAATATTTCTTTTGTGAGCATAGCATATTCATATAACTCACCATATATCCACAGCTCTTTATTTTCTAAATCTACAGCACTTATAGGAAATGTAGTAGGGTCATTAGTATATCCAAAATCCATTCCTGCAGCCGTTCTGCCAACTTCTTTAATCTTAGAACGAACATCAAAATCTACTACATCCCAATTGTCAAATACAAGACCTTCTGTAATACCCCAATCGCCATCACACACAACCTTAGCTCTTCTTGGATTAGTTCGATAGAGATCTAAATATCTATTTCTATCTTGTTCGTCTAACCACTCATTGCATATAAAAGTCGTTGTGTCTGAAAAAACATCCTTTCTTTTTGTTTCTTCATCAAAAAACTCACGTTTTAGCCAATGCCTTTCTGACCACGGATTAAATGTGAGCGTAATCTGTTTATAAAAATTCTCATCATCAACAGAGCCCCTGATAGACTCAATTAAAGTATCAAATTTGTTAGAGTTTTCAATCTGATAGGCTTCTTCTACCCACACCCAACAAAGTATTCCCTCATCTACTGAAATAGATGTAATTTTAAGTGGATCATCCAAACCTCTAAACAAAATCTTTTGCCCTGTTTTCTTAACAGTTATCTCTGGTAAAGACTCATTGAATTTAAATAAATGCTTTACTTTAAGCCTATTTGCTGCCCACTTTAAATCAGTATAAGTCGATTGCTTATTAGTGTTAGAATATCGTCTTACCACTAAGAGATTCGCCCATTGATATTTCAAAATATCATGTATAAAACACAAAGCAGTATTCTTCGATTTTTTACTACCCCTAGAACCTTTTACAACTCTATAAAAGTTTTTAGAGTGAAAAAATCTATTGTAGCCATTACCAAGAGTTTTAGAAATTGACACACTAGTCATCTTCTGGCACATCCTCAATAAATGAAACTTCTAAATCTGCCGTCAAATCTACTTTCTCAGTCCACAAACCATATCTTTTTCCAAGAAGTTCCGCCGCCTTTATTCTATCTTTAGCAGATACCTTTATTTTTGCTATTTTTTGCTTACCATTTCCAATACCAATTAGTACATTTTCAGATTGTTCCCCACGCATTATAGAAGTTAGATAAGTTAAAACCTCTTCTTGTTTTGCAATATTTTTATCTTGAATTTCTTTCTCTTTTTCTTTTAATGCAGCAATTATTTCAGGCTTCTTCAAGTTTTCATTTCCAATAGAATAACAAGTCTTTTTACTATATCCTGCTAATCTCGCTGCATCCGTAGCGTTACCGCTGATGAAATATTCATCAACGAACTTCTGTTGCTTAGCTGTCAAAGCCATTCCATCAGCCCCTTTCTTGCATTAAAAAAGGACTACCCACAACTGGATAATCCTAATTTAAAATGTTTTAAAATGTCTTCGTATTTGTTGACAATTTCATCATTAATTTCTCTTAAATCTCTATCTTTTTCTTCATAATTTTTGTATTCGTATATTTTTTCTAACCCTACAGAGTTTACAGTTACATTTGTTTTTTTATCGTCATATTTAATCCTAGAGTCAATAACTTCTATAATTCTGTTTCCATCTTCTCCCTCTTGAATAACAAAAAGATAATTATAGTTATATTTAGACTTGTTTTTATAATTTGATTCTTCAAATATAGTATTTATATATTCTCCTATTTGTTTTATATTAGACTTATCAAATTCGTAAAATGTTTTGACACTATTATCCATTTTTATAAAAGATAATTTTGATAATTTATTCTTTTTAAAGATTTGATAATTTATCAAAGGAGTAACTTTAAACCCTCCGTCTTCAGTTTCATTTATTAAGATTCTCATTGACCTTTCTATGCTAGGCGTAATCTTTATTGAATACTCCTTAATTGCTAAGTTATATGTAAATAAAGATATGACTAAAGCTATAACACTTAAACTAATTGTAATAATATCTTTAATTATCATACTTTTATTATCTAGATCTTTAATCCCCACATCTCTTACCTCCTAAAAATTATTTATATCTAAATTATACCACCAAAAAAGCCGATACTTAATCAATGTATCAGCTTTTTTAGTTAAATATTTTAAAAGGAGGTGAAATTAACAATTTTAGTTATATTTGAATCTTCTTTCACCAATACTATTGTAGCACGGCAAAATCGCCCTAAT